CCTAGCGGTTTAATAACTCAGACAATAGTTAATACTAGTGGACATATGATTGTACCAGGATATGCTACTTCAGGTGATGTGATTACCGCTTTTCCTCCTTCTCCACCTCACAGTGGAGTATTGGCGGTTGGTGGTGGATATCTAATGTGGTGCAATGGAACAAGTTGGTTAAGCGGAATACAGTTGGCTTAATACATTATATAGATAGAAAGATAACCTAAACTTGGAGACATAAATGTCAAATTCAATAAAACCAGCCAGTAGCTCCGTAGTAACTATAAACAACGGTGGAGCATCTTTTGGCAGTATGGGTCTAAAGACTGGCAATACACATGTAATATCGGGTCATCCTGGAACAAATGAAGTTCTGACTTCTGGAGCAATGAATACTAGTTATTTCTATCGATTTAACAGTGAGCATGTCACTACTGTTCCGTTTGGTACTACTAATTCAGAAACTGTTACTGTCGTTTCTGCTGTAACTAATCGTAGAATAGAAGTGGTAAGTTATGTTGTTGTGGCTAGTGGTGAAAGCGAAGTTAAATTCCTTTCAGACAGTACGCCAATAACAAGCGGTATGCAATTAGGAGACAATGGTGGGGTGTCCAGTACTAGTAATGAAGGCTTAATGCGAACTTCAGACGGTGAAGCTCTTAAGTTTGTTAGTAGCGAGAATAATACTAAAATGGGTGGTCATGTTTCATATAGATTGGTTTAATAATGCCAGTTACAATACCAGAAAGCGTCTTTACTAAATATTACGATGTAATCGATTCTACTTTTACTATCTTTGGCGTAACGTGTCAACTTGTTTACATAGAAAAAGTAGAAGAGATTTCTAATTCGTATGATAATATTGCTCCGAATAAGTCTATCAATATGCATAGACGAAGTGAGGATGAGTATAGACGACAGAATAAGGTTATTCGAGAAGTAGAAAAGTTAGAAGATATTAACTTAAAGGTATACTGGGAACGTAAAGATTTCACTAAGGTAGCAAATGATATATCTCTTGCAGACAATGCAATTCAGACGATTTTCTTTGCTACAGACTTAGCTAAGATAAAAAGGGCAAAAGAGCTTATAGTGCATAAGGGTATTAAAGATTCTCAAGAAATGACATTCAAAAGAAGTGGCGAGCCATTTCCAATGGGTTTAAGAAAAAATCGTTATTTTGGTTGTTTTTGGGAGCGTTCATAGTGGGTCTAACGATAATAGATAGCCTTTCTAAAGTAACGCAAAAAATTAATTCTGTTATTGCTAGTGCTATCAATAAAAAAATTCAAAAAAACAAGGCTAAAGCTCAAAAACAGATCAAAAGCTTAATAAGAGGATGGATAGAACAACAGCCGGAGGTGATTAGTTTAAAAGCTCAAGGCCAATTAGGAAGTTTAAATGCAAAATTTGGGTTGCCTCCGGGTGTTCCCGACATGGCAATAGAAGGAATTATACAAGCGTTAATACAATCTGTAGATGTGATCTTTAAAAAAATGGACAGTAAGGGTGGAGGGGGAATAAAATTTGTTATACGGGGAGATGTAATACGTGACATATTAAATATACCCCAAGGAACTATAGTGACAAAAAAAGGCGTTCCTCTGAATTGGCTACAATGGTTATTAACTAGGGGTAACGAGACGGTAGTTTCAGGTTATAAGTACGTGCCTGGTTCTCGTGGTAGATCCGGTGGTGGAACTATGATGGGAGGTTCTTCTTTTAGAGTGGAACCAGCTCGATTCGCTGGGACCGTAGATGATAATTTTGTCACAAGGGCTTTTTCTAACAAAGACCGCCAATTATCAAGAATCCTTCGTGAGTTACTTAAGGGATAAAGATGAGTTATTTTAGTCCATTAAAGGGTATCAATAGTGTATTCGACTACACTCTGAATAACGATATTCAGGATGGATTAGTTGAGTATTTTGATTGGGCTTTACTGGAAAAGGGCAACTATTTTAATGTAACCAGTGGAGAACTATCACCTAACGGTCAAGACTACAGCAGACTTAGATTATCATCAAGTGATCAATATGATGATGGGCAAGTTTGGGAAGGTTTTAGAAAAAACTGGGTATGGCAAAGTGGAGTTAGTTATAGTCCAGCACCAATAGTTGGTACAAATAACGTAAAACCGGGTATATCTGGAGTTTATGTGGATGGTGCTTTTAAGCCAAGCACAATTACTGGTACTTATGCTCATTATGTAGATTATTTTGATGGAAGAGTAGTGTTCGATACTGCCATTCCTACAGGATCTGTAGTACAGGCTGAGTTTAGTTACAAATGGATTAATGTCTTATTTGCTAATAATGTTCCTTGGCTAAGAGAGATACAAAAGGATACATCCCAACCAAATAGCACATTTAACAATGTGGGTGATGGGGAGTGGGATACTCCACCAGAATTAAGGATACAATTACCAGCAATAGCTGTGGAGGTAGTGCCAAATCGGACATTTAAGGGTTACCAGCTTGGCGGTGGTCAGTGGGTATACACAGATGTGTTATTTCATTGTCTAGCAGAAAGCGATGTCACTAGAAATGCTTTAGTAGACATTGTTTCTATGCAAAGTGATAAAAATATACATCTATTCGATAGTAATAGTATAAATACAAATTCTGATTTTCCACTTGATTATCGCGGTACTCCTGTGTCTGGAGCACTCAGATATCCAAATTTAGTGGAATCTTATAACGGTGGGCTTTTAAGGCTCACTAATTCCATAGTACAAGAAATGACTCTGTTTGATGGAGATATTTATGGTGGAATAGTTCGAATGACTACTGAAGGTGTAAAATCAAATATATAGAGCATTTTAGTGTATAATTTAATAGAGAAATCTTTTAACTAAAGGAGAGATATAATGTCTAGTAACAAACGAATCTTCTATGCTTGTCAAGGAGTAGCCATAACTAATGTTGGCGAGCTTACAGCCTTGACTGATAAAAATATGGTTCATGGTGTTCAAGCTGTTGGTACAACTACAACTTTCAATCCTGAACAGGCTTTTGAGCTTGGTCAGGTTGAGATTTATGAGAATGTCGAAGGTACGCCCGATGTGGAACTCACGATTTCTAAGGTGATCGATGGATATCCATTAATCTATCATATGGCAACGACTGGTGTCAAGGGTGGTTCTGCGGCAAACTCTGGACTTGTAAACAGGTCAAAACAACAGTGTGATATTTTCGTGGGCATCTTCCCAGAAGCGAATAATAATATTGCTGGAGCTTCGTCTGCAGCAGAAGTTGAAGTCAAATGTTCTGGTATGTTTGTTTCATCTTTAGGTTATACATTCCCAGTAGATGGTTTTGCAGAAGAATCTGTGACATTTGTTGGTAATAATAAACAGTGGTTCACCGCTAATCAAAGGATGCTTGAGGCAACGGTTTCTGACTTTCATGGTAATGATGGTCCATTAGCTTCAGGCGATGTAACAAATCCATCCGGCGGTATTCAGAGACGCGAAGATGTACTGTTGGTAAATTGCATTTTGCCTAAGTCAGTCAAGGGTGTCGCAGGTACTGGTATTGGTAATGGTGTTAATGGTTCGACTAACCTTGTCCATCTTCAGAATATCTCTATTAATACAGACTTTTCACGAGAAGATATCTTAGAGCTTGGTAAAAAGACTCCTTATCATCGTCCTGCTAACTTCCCAATTGAAGTTACATGTGAAATCGAAGCTGTCACTACTTCTGGTGACTTTGTATTCGCCTATGAAGAAGGTGATCCGTCATTACATGCAAGCACTGCTTCTGGTGATAATACAGCGGAAGAAAATATCTTCATCTCACTTAGAGGTGGACATGCTTGGGACTTAGGTGCTAAGAATAGACTAACAAGTGTTACTTATGGAGGGGGCGATGCCACCGGGGGTAATGTAACAACTTCTTATAGTTACACTAACTTTAACGATCTTGATGTACAATGGAGTGGAGACTATCACGGCTTCGGCAAGTGGGGTCCATACGAGTTGCAGTAAGATTGGTTAGACTAGCGGGTGATAACCGCTAAGGAATAAACAAGCGATTTGCGATAGCTATAATAGGATAGGCAAGTGTATCGCGTGTTAGGAAGGACTTTTATTTATGTTATATTATACTCCTGCCCATAGGGTGCTATTATGAAGCAATATGAGCGGGAGTATTTTGTATCAAGGATTAGATCTGGGATTTTTATTGTTAAATACAACGGTATAAATTTGAAGATTCTACCTCCAACAATAGAAGATGAGTTTGAATCTAATCAGGTTTATATGGAAATTTTTAACCGTGCCGTCGAAGATGAGATTAAAACATTTGACGAAATGCACGAGTGGATAGTTTCAAAAGGGTTATGGACAGAAAAAGACGATGAGCGTGAGAAGGGTCTTGAAAAAGATCTAGAGAAATTAAGAATAGAAATATTCAAAGCTAGAAATGATGTTTCTAAAAGAGAAGTGATTCGTAAGTACATACGGGCGGGAGAAGAACAACAGCTAGACCATCTTACTAAAAAGCATATATACCAAGAGAATACCTGTGAAGGATTAGCTATTTTGGAAAAATCTCTTGAATTAATACGTAGATGCACTTATGTGGGTAAGGAACTGTTTGACTTTGAATCAATAGATATTAAAGAAGTATGGAGTCTTGTTAATAGTCAAACCTGTGAAGATAAACAACTGAGAGAGTTAGCAAGATCAGAACCATGGAGATCAACTTGGTCATTAAGAGAATCTCAAACATATTCTTTGTTTTCTCATAATGATAGAGAGTTAACCACGGAACAGAAAAGTCTGTTATTATGGTCTAGGATGTATGACAATATTCAGGAATCAATGGATTGCCCTTCGGAAGATGTCATAGAAGATGATGATATGCTGGATGGCTGGTTTTTGATACAAAAACAAAAAAGAGAACAAGAGAAAGCAAAATCTGAGTTTGAGGATACAATGAAAAATTCAAAGATAACCAATTCTGATGAAATTTTTGTTATGGCTAAGTCTCAAGAAGAGGCTGAGAAGGTAGACAGTATGAACACTGTGCATGGCAAGATGACTAAAAGGGAAAGATCAGCAACTATAAAAAGTAAAGGTTCTGTGGGGCAGCATGAATTTACAGATGAGAAATTAAAGTTAAGACAACAAAGTAATCAACAGTTTAAGGATAAATTTGGGAGGTAGCTATGGATGAATTTAATGATATTATTAAGCAACGTTCTGAATACAAGAAAACAAGGGATAGTGATTTTAAGAACAATTCTAAAGACAGGTTATCTAAAGTCCTTAGAAAAAAAGTTGAGACTACCATGATTGGTGCTCTTAGTTCTGTAGAAGAACATCTTGGTTTTTTGTGGTCGGGAGATGGAGGGGAATTAACTGAGCAGCAAAAGGCCATGTATGACATTTACCAGAAAATTAGATCAGACATTTTAGATAAAGGTAATGCTCAAGCAAGAAATATAGATGCAGAACTTAATCAATATGATGTTAAATGGTTAAGATACTCAATGGATATTCCCGTAGTAAAGTCTAATTAGTAAGAATTTTAAGGAAGGAAAAGCAATGGCTGAAAAAGAATTTCTCAAGGTTGACGTAAAACAAGAAGATGGAACATCTAAAGAAGTTTCTATTTATGTTCAAAGACCAACCAACAGTAGTATTTCATCATCAGATAAACATAGAGCTAAGGTGTGGAACCAATGTTTGGCCGATGGAATATTAACAAAGATGGAACTCGCACACACTATGAGGGAACGTGATATATGGAATGAAGATAAGGATAAACGACAGGCTGATATAATAAAACAAATTTCTAAGATCGAAAAAGATTTGTATGTAGGAGATGGTACAAAGAAAACTGTTACCATGGGTAAAGACATGGCTATTAAAATGAGGAGACTAAGACTTGATCTTAGAGACCTTATGAGTGAAAAGCTAGCTTTAGAAGAGAATACTGCAGAATCGATTGCTGAAAATGCTAAATTTGATTATTTAGTATCGGAGTGTGTAAAATACGAAAACGGTGAACGTGTATATAAATCCTTAGATGATTATAATTCTAAAAGTTCTGATGAGATAGCAGTTGCTGCTGCAACTAAGTTAGCACAAGTATTATTCGCATTAGATAGTGACTTTGAGAAGAATCTTCCTGAAAATAAATGGTTAGACCGTTATGGTCTTACTGACGATGATGGACATTTAATTAATAAGGATAAGGAAAAGGTAGACATCAATGGAAGACGTGTTGATGACAACGGACGATATCTGAATGAGGATGGAAAGTATACAGATATACAAGGTAATATATTGGAAGAAGACGGGACTTATGTTCTAACAGCCGAATATGAAGACGACACAGAACCAGAACCAGTGAAAAAAACAAGAACTCGAAAGAAAACAGTAAAAGCGGATAGCTAATGGTTAGGGCCATCATTTTTATAGAGAGATGCATTTAGATGGCTGAAAAGTTTATTTTAACGGCAGAAATTAACTTACAGGGTCCACGATCCGGTCAGGCACGTCAAGTCTTAAATCAGATACAAAATAGTTTATCTGATGTTAAGGTTGAGGTCAAGCTGGATGGTGCTACTCGTGCTGCTGCAGATATGAAGAATGTTAAAAAGCAAACGGATGCTGCCGATACTTCTGCAAAAAGACTGAACAAATCTTTCTTGGCTGTTTCTAGAAGATTTGCGGCTTTTGCAATTGCTACACGGGGTATTAGTCTTCTTTCTAACAAACTTGGTTCTGCTGTGGATTCAGCTATCCAATTCGAACGTGAAATGAATAAGGTTAGGCAGGTTACTGGTAAGACAGCCGCTGAACTGAAGTTTCTTGAAAAAAGTATCACGCAGCTTTCAATAACGATGGGCGTTTCATCTAACGAATTAGTTAATGTCGCTAGAGTGTTGTCACAAGCTGGATTTAAGGCTAACGACTTAGAAGCTGCTCTTAGCACTCTCGCTAAAACAACATTGGCACCAACATTTGGGGATATTGCTACAACTACTGAAGGTGCCATTGCGATTTTCAATCAGTTTGGTAAAGGTGCCAACGCATTAGAATCGCAGTTTGGTGCTATTAATGCTGTTGCTGGTCAATTCGCGGTTGAATCAGAAGATTTGATTGGTGTTGTTAGACGTGCTGGTGGTGTATTTAAATCTGCTGGTGGTAATTTGAATGAGCTTATTGCATTGTTTACCGCCGTTAGGTCTACAACACGCGAAAGTTCTGAAAGTATTGCTACGGGCCTTAGAACTATCTTTACGAGAATTCAAAGGCCGAAAACCATTCAGTTCCTTAGAGACTTAGGGGTTGAGCTACAAGATGGCCAAGGTAAATTTGTAGGTGCATTTGAAGCTGCTAAACGATTGAATGCCGAATTTGGAGACCTTGAAGAGCGTGATCTTCAGTTTGTTAAAGTTGGTGAGGAATTAGCTGGATTCCGTCAAATTGGTAAGGTAATACCTTTAATCAAAGAATTTGCAGTGGCGGAACAAGCAAGGCAAGCAGCATTGGCTGGTGCAGAATCTTTAAGTAAAGATGTCACGATAGGTCAACAATCGTTAGCTGTTCAGATTCAAAACGTAAAAAATGAATGGGTTGCATTGGTTAGAAGTTTTGCTGACACTGGTACGTTCAAAGTCTTGGTTAGCAGTACATTAGCATTGGCTTCTGCTTTAGCTAAAGTAGTTGAGTCCTTAAAACCATTGTTGCCATTGATAACCACATTAGCCGGTGTTAAGCTGGGTGGTCTTGGTTTAGCTGCGGCAGGTATTGGACTTCGCAAGAAAAACTTCGGTGGTCCTATTGGTTTTGCTCGTGGAGGTGTTGTTCCGGGTACTGGGAATAGAGACTCTGTGCCAGCCATGTTGACTCCGGGTGAATTTGTCATTCGTAAAAGTAGTGTTGGTAAGATTGGTGCTGGTAACCTTGCTTCTATGAATGGGTATGGTATTGGTGGCAAGGTTACTAAAGAAAAGATAACAACAAGTGGGCAAAGAATAAGCGATGTATATACTTCACTTGAGGATAAACTAGACCCAACAGCACCTTATAGTGCGAATGTTATAAAGCACATGTTGCCATCTAGTAAAGGTAAAAAGGGGGCGATGCCAGCCATTACGGCAAAAGTTATAAACGCAATGAAGCTTCAAACGGGTCTAATGTGGCAAAGGTTTGAGGAAGCTGTTCCAAAGGTGTTAAAAACTGGTCCTAACAATGTTGCTAAAAATGCTCCATTAGATTATCAAACAGACCCTGGTGATGCTAAATTTTTAAGATACGGAACCGTTTATCGAGGCCAAGATGAGTCAAGTGGTGGAGTAGGCAAGGGTAATAATGCAATAACTATGTTGGCTAAACTTATTGCTGGAAAAGGAAAAGAAAACGAAGCAGGATTTTTAAGTACAGCAAGAAGAAATGTTCATGTATATTACCCAGAAGATCCTAGACAGATAGCTGCAGTGGTCAAACAAGGAAAAGACCCTATCAGTACATCTGGAAAGCCAAAACCAAAACGCTTGAAAAAAACACAGGCAACAAGAAGAAGGGCTATAGGAGGAGGCATCTCCGGCTCTGACACTGTTCCTGCTATGCTGACTCCCGGTGAATTTGTTCTTAATAAAAAAGCTGCAAGTTCAATCGGAATTGCTGGTCTTAACCGTATGAATAAACGCGGCGTGACCGGATTTGCGGCTGGTGGACGTGTTGGAGGCATCCAGAAGTTCCAAACGGGTGGAGCTGCTATGGCTGGGATGGTGGGTATTTCTATGCTCGGGCAAACCATGGGTGGTGGTGAAGGTGCATTGTCTCAAGGAATAAGTGCTCTGACTTCGGTTATTACTGCTGGAGTAGGACAGTATTTAATATTGAATTCTGTTCTTGATGCAGGTATTGAGAAATTGAAAAGTGGTGCTGAAGCGGTTGACGAAAATGCCAACGGACTTGATCGACACACTAGTTCAACCAAGAAAAATGCTTCAGGTGGAGAAAAACTTGACCGAAGCCGAAAAAAACGGGTTCGTATTTTAGCCGATGGAACAAGAATACAAGCAGACAATACTAGGGCACTTAAAAGATCAGTAGCAGCATATAAAAGTGCTGCTACCATTCAAAAAGTTGGAAAGTTTGCTGTAGGTCTTAGTGCTGCACTTCAACTAGCTTCGGCTGGTGCGTCATTTTTTGCTGAAAGAACTCAAAAAGCCGCAGATGAGGCGGTTAAACAAGGTGATGTTGAGGCTGCAATTGGTTTGACCGCGACCGCATCTAACCAAAGGGATCTATCTACTGGGTTGGCTGGAACAGCCGCAGGAACTGCGGCGGGACTTGGTATAGCAGCAGCTTTGGCACCTTTTACTGGTGGATTGTCTCTTGTTGCCGCAGGAGCTATTGTAGCGGCGGGAGCTATAGGCGGTTTAGTATTGTCTACTTTCAGTATGGAAGATTCAGTAGAAAAGGTTGCTGAATCTTTAAATAATATTGCTACTAATCAGTTAGCAGAAGCCAAAAAAACTATTCAAGCATTTGCGGCTGGAGACTTTGAGAAAAACAAACAGGGAAACATTGTAGGGGCAAATGAACAAGATACTAAGGTTGATCGGTTTGCACAATCTGTTCGTAATCGACTAGATACCGAAAAAGCAGCTTTAGATGCACAAGTGCAGTTTGCTAAAGAAAAAGGGAAAACCGACGAAGAAATTGCAGCCATGGGATTGGGAGACACTGACGAGAGACAAACGGAGAGAAGGAAGGTACGGAAACAAGCCGCAAGTGAAATCGGCAGTTTTGTAAAAGATACAGATCAATTAAATCAAGCCTTAGCAAGATTAGCAGGTGGTGCCGATAATGTTACTAAGGAATTGAAAAATGCGGCGTTGCGATCATTTGAATATGCCAGATCGCAAGAGGAACTTATAAAACTCAACTTTGAGGCTATTAAAGTAGCATCTGCCTTTACTCGTGCTGAAACCGCTACTAACAATCTTGTCAAATCAATGGAAACCGGGAGTTCACAACTTGACTTAGCTATTAGTGAATTTGAAACATCGTCAACTACATTTGGTGGAGCTGAAAGTGGCAATCTGGCAATACAGGATATACTAGAGGCTATGGATGATAGAGGTAATAGGTCTGCAAATCACCGGTCTATATTAAGAGGGGAAGGAGCGGCTGGGCAGCAAACTCGACTTGGAAAATCTATTCAAGATTCATCGGAAGCCGCAAAGCGTGCTAATGATTTTTATGCTAGTGTTCAAACAGAACTTGCTTCGTTAAATGAGCAAGTGAGACAAGGTGATGCGGGCGAGATTGATGTGCGAGAATCAATTGGTGACATGGCTAGGAAACAGGGTGATGCTACATTAACGAAGTTGGTGGATGGTGTACTTTCTGAACAACTTAAAAAGATAGACTTTGAGAAAGGTGGTGCCGACCTTACTCCGCTACTTGAAGCAATGAAGAAAGATGTTGTAGATCCTACATCCAGGGTCTTTGTAGATGCCGCTAAAGCACTTGCCAAGCATAACAAAGAGATGGATGTCCTCATTAACAAAAGGATTGAATCTGAATTAAAATTAATAGATGTTCAGAGACAGGGAATAGATCTTCTAATTGAATCTCGAAAGAATATAGAAAAGTTTGGTGGCGAGAAGTTTACACCTAGTCAAGAAGCGACTCTGAGAAGGCAACAGTTTAATTTGTCGGCTGGTGGTGCTGGTATTCGACGTGGATTACAAAATGATAGCGTTTCTGAAATCAGAAGGCTCAATGATGAAATCAGTAGTAGATTTAGTGCTCAAGAATCAAGGATTCAAAATAGACTCGAAACTCGGGCCGCAACCGGTGGTGGACAGGCAGGTTTGAAACCTGACGAAGATAGACGTAAAGAATTAACTAATTTAAATAAAACATTAATAGATCATACGCGGCAGTTAATCAAGTCCAAAGAAGAAGAATTGGAAATTGCTAAGAAAAAGAATGAGTTGGAAAAATCTAGTGTAGAAAAACTTTTGGAAGGTGATATCAAGGGTTTCTTTAAAGATCAAGCAGCGTCTGCTGCAGCTTCGGCACTTCGTTCTGGAGGAGACTTATCACAGTTTAGTGGAAGTGATATTGCTGCGGGTCTTAGAGCTAATCGTGGAGTAGTATCGAGATCAGAGTTTGAAGCTATGTCTAGCAGAGGCTTAGGTCAGTTTAGCTTAGGTTCTGGTGCCGCTGGGGCATTTGCCGAGGCTAGCCCAGAGATCAAAAGCATAGAAGCTGAACTACGGAAGCTATCAAAAATACTTCCAGATTTAGGTGAGTCTGCTGTGGGTATGGAAGAGATGACTGTACAAACAAACAATCTTGTTATTAAATTAGCAGATCAGACATTTTTAAAGCAATTAAGAGAATCACTTCCAGTAAGTGTATCTAACACTAAACAAGAGACTCTTCAGAAGGTCGAAGAAAATACAAGACAGATGGCAAATGCAGCCCAAGCTTCCAACGACAGGCAAAAGAAGGAATCGCCAAAACGGGGTAGTCGTCCAGACTTATTCGACACATCTGGAAGAAAAGTAGAAAGGAAACCACGAGCACAGCGAGGCAGGCGTCCAGATCTAGATCCTAAAGATCCCGATGCTCCTACAACAAAAGTGAACTCGTTCAAAGGCAGACGAGGTGCGTCTGGCAGAAGGAGGCAAAGACTACAAGAAGAAGCTAGCAGAGCAGCAGCTAATGCAGCAGCAGATAATGCAGCAGCAGCCAGTGCAGCAGCAGCCAGTACAGTAGCAGTCAGTACAGAAGTAGCTAAAGGAGTCTCTCAGACACAAGGGGCTGTAGATCCTACATCATTAGCTTCTCAAGCAGTTCAACTGATGAACCCAGAAGATGTTCAAAAAATAATTTCTGGAAACCAAAAAAATCTAGAGACTGCTAAACAAGTTGTTGCAACATCACAAAAGATAGTAGATCAGTTAAAGGAAATTACTAAGGTAGACGGTTTGACAATTAATATGAAGTTGGCACCATTAACGGTAAATCACACGGGAATAGACATAGCGAGTGTAGATAAACATTTAAAGGAATTCACGAAAGATGTTGTTGTCAGTGTCGTTAGAGAAATAAGATTTGAGAATGGTACAAAGGCTAATTTTTTATTAGATAGCTAGGCAATATACAAAAGGGTTAACTAAGTGGCGTACACAAAAACATTAGAGTGCTTATGCATTAAGACCGGTAGCGGATCTCTTAGTGCTAATGCTGGACTTGTAAAAGCTAAATTATCTGGATCAATAGGTATTAGTTCAGATATGGAGCCGTCAGCTAGTGGCATACTTCATAGTTTTTTTAAGCGATGCACCTTATCTGCTCCATTGTTCAGCGTTCAAGATTTGTCTCCGGGAACAGATCCGAATAGCCGATATAGAGTTTTTATAAATACTAATGACTTTCATTTTGCACCAGAGGTCGATGATACATTTATAGTGGAGAGCGGTGGTACGTCTTATCAGTATAATATTTCTGCAGTAACGCTATCTTAATCGGACGGGTATAAATGACATCATTTAATTTAAATTTGAACTCTGATGAAGCTCTTACGCTTTCTCCTTTGCTGCAATGGTCTGGGCCGACTACAGATGGTTTCTATTATAAAACGCTTACAGTAAATAAATACTATTATGACGAAGATGTTGACTCAGGTGGTACTAATAGTACTTTAGGTTCTGATCAGAGTACCCCGACGAGGCAAGCTAAATTCGGTTTTGAGAACATACCTCGGACACCTGGTGAATCTGTTAAGCAAGTAAAAGTTTGGTACGCGAGTTTAGGTTCAGACTTGATGGATGCAAGTCC